ACACGATAGAATTCCGCCAATTGAGACGAGTCAAACTTCGAGAAGTCGACTCCAAACAGTCTTGCCGCTTGCTTGTAAAGCATTCCAAGCGAAGGCCAAGACTGTCTGGGGTCGACTCCAAGAGCCGATTCGAGTGGTAATCCTACATAGTCCGGGTCCATGAAGTGGATTCTGAAGGCGCCAAATAAGATGTTAAAGGCAATCATCAGATCCACTGGTGGTGCATTAATGATTCGAGTGGAACCATTCTTGCACTTTTCGATTGGGCGAAGCTCGTCTTTCATCACATCCAACCAAATTGAATTTTCGGGGATCTTGCCTTGCATGGCCAGAGTCATTCTTTCATCGACTCTCGCTGCAAGTTTTGGGTCCGATAGGTCATATTTCAGACGCTCTCCCAAAACCTGAGGCCGTTCTGTGAAGTAAGGATACTTCCCTTTTCCTTGGGCTTTCTTGTTCCAAGGGTATCCGGGGGAGTTCCTCATTTCAAGACCAGTATCGGCCATGAAGGCAGGCCCATCAACACCGTTGATGGCTTCATCCAAAGTAAGGAGTCTAGGCTCCAGCTTTGGATCTTGTCCTCGCAAATCCTCAATGATTGCTTCTGCTGCCGCTTCCACTTCCTTGTCCTTTCGGAACCAGGTCGCTTGGCGGTCTGTTTTCTTCACCAAGTCTCGATCAAAAGACTCGGGGTTTGTCAGTCTTGGGTCCCTGTTGGAAAGGACCGCAGGCTGGTGGGTGACATCACAAACCTCTCCAAAAATGGGGGAGGGTTGGATCTCTGTTCTCCGGGGTTGGACAAATGCATCCTGAACCGGAACAACTCCATGAAAATCATGAAACTCCAAAACTGTTTCTTGATCACCATCAGTGGCCATTTGCATGGTCACTTGAGAAGGTTCGAAAGAAGTTAGTTGAAAACCAGTTTCAACTGACTCAAGGGCCTCGATTGTTATCGGTATGGCCCCTGAAATCCCTTTTCCTCCGAAAGCGTGGATGCCACAAATCTTCCCCATATTTCCAAAATATACGGGATTTGTAACCACCCAAGGAGATCCGCAGATCCCTTTCTCTCCAGCTCCTCTTGCTACAATAGCTAGAGGAATCTTCGTGGTGCTCATAGTCGCAGCGTTGAAGGGTTGTTCCGACTCAGTATACGCAAAGTTTGTGAAGTGAGTGATCACATCAGAAACTCTGTATCCATCTTGTCCGGTAACACGATCCAAATCTCCCTCACTTAAGAAGTGATTTGAGATGTCCTTGAATGATCCTGTCCTCCAGCCCATTTTCCACATCACCAAATCCATCTGTTGATCGTCTTCGTATACGAAATCGACAGTGTCTTTCGCGTAATAACGAAGTTCAAATCTTTCCAATCTGGCAGTTGCCACATTGGGAGTCCATCTTTCCATGACAACTGTTGCGCCATCTGGAATCGCCGAGATGTAATGGCGATTAACCAAAAGGATGTCTTTCTTCCAGCCGAGAGCTCGGATGGAAAAGCCGCATGATGTTAGCCTAACGGTGTTCCTACGGATCAGGGGAAACATTGGGGGAATATCAGATTCCGCTTGTTTCTTTCCTGTCCCAGGCTTCACTCCTGTTGGGCGGGCAACCTTGACTTTTCCACGAGCTCCTCCAGAGGGGGAGCCTGAATTGTACCAACTGGCCTGGGCCTCTTGAGCGAAGAACGCGACGTTTTCGTCTTGTTCTTTGGTCTTAGGATCGCTCGGAGGCTCAGGCACAGTTGGTGAAAACCACCAAGAAGCCGCAGATTCCATTCCAGAAAGTGCCAAGTTAATGGCAATTCCAATCGAAAACCATTTCAGCTGCGACATCAAGACTGGGTACGCTGAATCCCAGGCCTTGTAAACCATTGTCATCCTCTTCCACTGTTTCCAAACGAAGTCAAAGAAAATGTTACCAGATGTTCCGGTAAAGTCGAATTTGCAGTGTTGTTGGATGTGGGGATCACACTCCCACATCTTGTGCCAAAATTTGTTGCGTTGTGCGGGATCACGAGCCAAGAGATGAGCTTGATGTTGTGACTCATGAAAATAGAGTGTCTTGCCGTAGCAACACGCCCCGTAAATCGAATTCCAGTCTAAGCTTTCCAAAACGTTGTCCGAGTAGTCTTCTTAAATGAGCCACTGAATGTCAGTGAAAAGATCTTGCGGGTTATTGACAACCGCAAGGCGTTGAATCTTTGCCAATTCCTTCACAATTTTGTTGATCCGGAAGGCACGTCGTTGTTGGGGTCCAAGTGATTGAAAATGCAGGTCCCAATCTTGAGGAAGTAAGTTCTCAGGAAAAGGATGAAAAGGTGGGGCCTGCGTGTCGTTTTGAGTCTGAACAGTCTCTTCCTCTTCCCTGATGTTTTCCACAATCATCCTCACGATTTCAAAGAAGGAAACCTTTTCTCCAGCTAGTGGATTCTCGATGACAGGTTTCCTTTCCTCATCAATATACCTCTGTCGATAAAAGTTGAGGTAGTCATCAGGGTTAGTGATTCCATTGTCTCTGAGTACTGCCGTGTTGAGCCGACCTCCCTTTGAATAGGTTGGTTTAGGCTCAACATGGAAGTAAAAGTCGTAAAGGCGATTGTAAATTGCAGGGGGATGAGTGACAAACTTGTCAACCTTAGGATGCGGTTGATTCATCGTCACCACCACCACTTCGGAAAGGAATTGAGTTCCTTTCTCTTCGAGAGCTGCCATGTTGACACGATAGGGTGCGTTTCCTACCATGTTAACAAATCCTGTCAAATCTTTTCCTTCCTTCATCTGCAAAAGATCATCAATCATGGTGATCATTTGCTGGCTGTATCCTGACATGAAGTCTTCAGTTGCGGAAGAAACCATGAAAACTGGTTCCTGTGGCCACCGCATCAAGGTGTTGATGTAGTGGGGTAGAGCTGTTGAGGCAAGAAAGGTCTTGCCACATTGTGAATCTCCTTGGAAAGTCACAACGGTCGGTCTGACTCGAATTTTCCCGAAAGGGACTTGTCTGGCTTGTTTCGCCAACTGAATGAAGAATTCAGTCTGTTTAGCAAGAGTAGAGATCTCGTTAGAGCCGCCTTTGATCTTTGCGATGTTACCCGCAATGACCTTGGCGATCTCCGAGATCCGGATGGCCCTTGAACGAAGAAGTGAAGAGTTCAATATCTTGTTCAAAGGGTAATCCATGTACTCGTAGTAATCAGCTTGAAATTCTCCAATCGTTTGGCGATTTTTGACAAGCCAGTCATATCCCTCCCAGATCGATCTTCCAAAGAATTTTTCCTGGATCCACTTTCTCACTTGATTGAGTGAATCAAGCAGCAATGTCAATGACAATGCTGCCCTCCCAATGTTCAGGAAGGAAAAATTCTTTGAAAAATCGCGGAAGAATTCGACTGGCGAAAGAAAACCTGGCAAAACGACTCCACCAAAAGCGAAGAGAAGCAAAATGGCCTTTCCAAAGGAAAGGGCATCGTCCTCAGCGCCCTGGAAAACAGAGCCGAAAATGTCTTTCCAACTGTCTGGGATCAATTTCTCTGCGACCAGAGAAGATCTAGCCAGTAAGGAAGCGTTCAAAATTCCGTGCATCTTTGACCCTGATGAAATCAGGGCTAAGATGGCTTTCATTGCGATGGTCATCAGGGTGGGGTCAATCAAGGTAAATCGATCGAATACTTCGAGAAAGACTTCCGTAAAAATAGGCTCCCAATCTCTGTCTCTAACTGCTCGTGCGGCAGAGGCAAAGATTCGGGTCCTATTTTTAAGGACTTCTTTCTCGGTCTTTTCAACAACTCCAACTGCTTTAAAGGCATTGGAGAGGCTTTCCAAGACATCTGACATCTTTGAGAAGGTTTCAGTTCCAGAGGTCATGAAACCTTGGATTGAAGGAACAACCTTGCGCACTTCTTCAGCGACAGACCCGATCTTCTGGGTCGTCTCTTGCATGAGCATAGTTGTCTCAAAGATCTCAGCTTTCGTTTCGTCGATTGTATCTTGAAAGTTCTCGTCAGGGACAAATGCGCTCAACTTATCAGCTGCATCAGTAATACTGGTAACAATTTGAGGAGTTGCGAACATTTGCAATTCGAGATTTTGGGAACAGGGCTTGCCTATCACCGAAATCTTAGAGAGAAAATCCAAAGGATTCGAATTTGGATGGGCTGAGTTGACATGATTCTTCAACTTCAGACCATCTTTGACAGCCACGGGGCAATGCGGGCATTTCAGTCTGTCGAACATCTTGCATTCGGTGTTATGTTCTTCCCACTTGGAAAGATCACCTGCTTTTCTGCAAAATGGAC